CCGAGCAGATATTAAGAGGTTTGGCCGATGCAGGCCACAAAGCAAGACTCAAAGATATCGAAAAGGCACGCACTAAATATTTATCTTCTAGGTATCCTAATAATGAGCGACAATATCTAGAAGATAAATATAGATCGTTACCCGTTGTTGATGACATGCCGATGGGAAAGATCGAATCAGAAATTCGCCAACTGCAAGCTGGTATAAAATCGAAGGATACGTTTAAGACCGAAGCAAAAATGATGCAGAACAGAATCGATAGACTGATGCAATCGGTATTTAGTAAGTGACGGATAAAGACAACGAACACTTAAACAACGTAACACCGATTCAGAAGGAGATGGCTAATCGCCAGCTCTGCAGACGGCGTCTGTTACCGTTTGTATTACGCAACGTACGAAATCGCCGCGGTTAATGATCTTCCTACCACCACGTACAGGGAAATCAGAACTTGCTTCGATCCAGTTTCCAGCATGGTTCCTCGGTCGTAATCCTACTAAGGAGGTGATTAGTTCTAGTTATTCCTCGGGGCTATCGATGTCGTTCTCACGTAAAGTCCGCGGATTATTACGAGAACCTAAATATCACAGCCTGTTCCCTGATTGCCAGTTGGCGAAAGACAGTCAGAGTACTGAGCACTGGGAAACTACTAAGACGGGTCAGTATCTGGCGTCTGGTATTGGTACTGGTATTACCGGACACGGTGCTCATTTATTGATCGTAGACGATGCGGTTAAAGACAGGGTGGCAGCAGAGAGTCCTGCGGAAAGACAAACAACCTGGGACTGGTACAGCTCGACTGCGTATACAAGGCTTATGCCTGGCGGCGGCGTGCTGGTAATGATGACACGCTGGCATACAGATGATCTGGCCGGACGACTCCTCAGTGAGATGAAGAACAAGTCGGGTGATAACTGGGAGATATTAACGTATCCTGCCATCGCCGTGCACGACGAGACATACCGTAAGACAGACGAGCCACTGCACCCCGAGCGCTATGACCTTAAAGCGCTGAACAAGATTAAAAAAGCGCTGACCTCCAGAGACTGGGGTGCGCTTTACCAGCAGAATCCGAGTACTGAAGAAGGTGCGATTCTTAAACGTAGTTACTGGAACAGGTGGATAGGATCAGAACCACCGAGCTGTGAGTATATTATTCAGTCATATGATACGGCCTATTCTAAATCAGAGCAGGCAGACTACAGTGTTATTACCACCTGGGGTTTGTTTTACCCAGAAGGTAATTATGCTAAGCACGAGGTCGCGCTGGATGAGAATGGTGCACCTCGTGTGACTATGTTCAACGGGGATGAGGCACATATTATATTGATCGATGCGGTTAAAGGCAGATGGTCTTTTCCTGAGTTGAAAGACAAGGCGTACCAGTTGTATGCCTACTGGGAGCCAGATAGCACGATCATCGAGGGAAAAGCATCGGGTGTACCACTAGCACATGAGATGCGAAAAGCAGGTATCCCAGTACAGACTTTCACGCCCACCAGGGGTAATGATAAGTTTACTCGGGTGCATGCAGTGACTGATGTGTTTGCCAGTGGTTATGTATGGGCACCTAAGAACTCATGGGCAGATGATCTGATCGATGAGTGTCACCGCTTCCCGAATGGTAAGTTTGATGATCAGCTAGACTCGACCGTTCAGGCCATCATGAGATTCCGTAAAGGCGGCTTTGTTAGACTAATAACGGACGATGACGTAGAATTTACCCCTCGTGCACGACGTAGTTACTATTAAGGATTAACTTATGCCTATTGAAAAAGAACTATCCCCCTATTATGATCAGTCGAATGTAGACCCTGATTCCCCTGATATTCAGGTTGAGATTAGCGATGAAGAGCTAACAGAAGATAATGTGGTTGAGTTTGAGGATGGTAGTGCACTGGTAGGAGAAACAGCAGAAGAGGATTCGGACTTACCACCGATTGAACAGACCCCTCATAACTCTAATCTGGTTGCTTACTTCTCAGATTCAGAGTTAAACGAGATGGCTCAAAAAATTACGGAAGCATGGGAAGCAGATAACGAGTCGCGTAAGGAGTGGCGAGATACTTATACTAAAGGGCTTGACTTACTGGGTATGAAAATCGAGGAGATGGAGGAACCATTTCCAGGGGCTAGCGGCGTGTATCACCCGATTTTGGCAGAAGCAGTGATCCAGTTTCAGGCACAAGCCTACAAAGAATTACTACCCGCGGGTGGTCCAGTCTCAACCAAAGTACTTGGTTCCGAGGACAAAGAACGAGTTGCTCAGGCAAATCGAGTTAAGGACTTTCTGAATTATCTTATTGTAGATGTGATGGAAGAGTATGATTCGGATATGGATCAGCTTCTGTTCCACTTACCACTAGCTGGTTCCGCATTTAAAAAGACTTATTTTGATCCGGTCAAAGAAAGAACCGTCAGTAAATTCGTTACTGCAGAACATATCACTGTTCCATATCAGGCAACCAACTTACAGGACTCCCCTCGTATAATTCATGACTTCTCTATGCCTGGGAATACTGTTTTAAAATATCAGGAGAACGGGTTTTATACCGATGCCCATCTGCCTGATGCGGGCGAGTTAACTCGTGACGAGGTGCAGGAAAAACAGGATGAGCTAACTGGCTCAACGCCTTCTCACTTTGAACATGACAACGAGTATTTAATGCTTGAGTCACATCAGGATCTGGACCATGAGCTACTGATCAGTGAAGGAGGAGTTGCCTTACCGTACATCGTAACTCTGGAAAAAGACTCAGGTGTAATTCTATCTATTCGTAGGAATTACAAAGAAGGTGATAAGTTATATCGTCGTCTGAGTCACTTTACCCACTATAAGTTCCTACCAGGACTTGGCTTCTATGGGTTTGGTCTGATTCATATGATCGGCGGGTTAACTAAATCCGTAACTGGTATTCTGCGCCAGCTTATAGACGCAGGAACTTTTGCGAATCTGCAGGGCGGGTTTAAAGCGAAAGGCATGCGTATAGCAGGGGAAGACGAGCAGATAGCACCTGGTGAATGGCGAGATGTAGATACTCCAGGCGGTGCGCTAAAAGAAAGTCTCATGCCGCTACAGTATAAAGAACCTAGTTCTGTGCTCTTCGCACTACTTGGCTCGTTAGTTGAAACAGGACAAAGATTTGCCAGTATCGCAGATATGCAGGTGGGAGACACCAGCGGACAACAGCAGCCAGTAGGCACTACTGTTGCGATGTTAGAACGGGGGACGAAGGTTATGTCCTCTATCCATAAGCGGCTACACAATGCACAAAAACATGAGTTTAAAATCCTGGCCCGCCTTGTCCACGAGAGTTTACCAGAAGACCAGCCCTACCCTTATGCTACCCAGGGGTCTGCTGGCGAGATTGTAAAAGCAGATTTCGATGAGCGCGTAGATGTCATACCCGTATCTGATCCTAATATTTTCTCAATGGCACAGCGAATAATGCTGGCCAGTCAGCAGCTACAGATGGCTCAGGCTGCTCCAGAATTGCACAACGGTAAGGAGGCTTATCGAAGAATGTATATTGCGATGGGCGTCGATGATATTGAAACGTTGTTAAAGCCAGATGAAAAGCCACAACCGTTAACTCCGCTCCAGGAGCATCGTAATGTGTTCATGAATAAAAAATTAGAACCAGTAGCTGAAATGAATCATCAAGCACATTTACAAGCACATCTTGCGTTTCTGAAACATCCTGCGTTACAGGGTAACTTTGAGTTTGCCAGTAATTTAATTCAGGACATTATGGGACACATCTCGTTTATGGCTCAGATGCAGGCGCAGCAAGCACAACAACAAGGACAACAGGTGGATGTGATGCAGCTTGAAACTGATTTGTTCATCCAGCTTCTACCTAACTTTACACCGCCAGAAAGTGACGACCCTACTCTGGCATTACAGAAGCAGCAGTTAGATGACGATAAAGAAGATAAACAGACTAAAAATGCACTGAAGGTTACCGAGATCGAGTCGAAAGAAAGAATCGAGGACGGGAAACTGGAAGGCGATATGATAAAGGCGGATATTAATGAGCGACTTGAGAAAGCTAAGAACAACGTTGCAGGGCTTAAGGGAAACAAGGGTACATAAAGTTTCTGGTGGTAATGTTTCAGACTTTGCTGTATACAAGCAGATAACTGGAGAAATCCGAGGAATCGGAATCGCCATTCAAGAAATTGAAGACCAGTTAACGAAACATCAGACCGATGAAGAATTCTGATGCACGATAACATCGAGTTAATAACTCGCACCATTAAAGGTATAAAATGGCTACAAATGATCCTTCTAACTTTGGCTCCAATGTCGGAGACAAAGTACCTGACCTGGTATTTAAAGACCGACCACATGTACCAGTAACTCCCGAACTTAGTCGTGAAGAACGAGCTAAATCCCAACTACATAAACTACCAGTGCCCACTGGTTATCGACTTTTAATTGTACCGTACAGTCAACCGAGTATGACTCGCGGCGGTATTCAACTTGCAGACGCCACACTCCGAACTGAAGAACTAGCTACTACTATTGGTTATGTAGTATCACTAGGGCCTGATTGTTATCGCGATAAGGATAAATATCCAGAAGGCCCCTGGTGTAAGAAAGGTGATTACGTTATGTTCGGTCGTTATGCAGGTGCTCGTATCGTTATGCAGGGTGCAGATAACGACGACTTACCATTTCGAATTTTAAACGATGATGAAGTACTCGCTGTAATCCAAAGTCCTGAAGACTTCGTAGGAGTAAAATAATGCCAGCTAAGAAAAAAACAGATGAAGTCTTAATTGATGTTGGTGATGAAGACGAAAAAGCAGTGGATATAGAACTAGACGATAAGGGCGAAAGCACTATCACAGAAGTAGATAATCCTAATGTCGATGACCAGTTAGATGCTACTGGTGAAACCACTACTAACGAAGATGACGACAAACGTACTCCACAACAAAGAGTTGACGAGTATCTTGAACAAAACGAAGAAGCTGCTAAGTATAGTCGTGACGTCACAAAAAGGATTAATAAATTTACATACGACTTACGTGAAGCAGAGCGCCGCGAAAAAGCTGCCATAGACTATGCACAAGGTGTGCAAAAAGAAATGGCAACGCTGAAAGATAAGCAGGAGCACCAGGACGGTGTGTTCATTAATGAGCATAAAGGTCGGGTGCAGGCGAATCTTGTTGCGGCACAACAGCAGTACAAAGAAGCATTCGAATCAAGTGACCCTGCGCTAATTGCAGAAGCTAATACTAATATAGCAAAGTTTGCAGCAGAGTTAACTAGTGCAGAACAAACAGAAGGTAGATTCAAAAGGCATGTCGAAAGTAAACCTAAAGAACAAACCACCATACCTTATGAACCCTCCGCTCCACCTACAACAAACAAACCCACTACAGAACCAGATCAACGAGCTGTTGCATGGGCAGAAAAAAACACCTGGTTTGGTGAGAACAACGAGCTTACTAATGCTGCTTTGCAGATACATCAACAGCTAGTTACTAACGAAGGCTATCTTCCTAACGGTGATGGTTACTACGAACAATTGGATAGTAGAATTCGTAAGAACTTTCCTGGTAATTTTACCAAACCTCGACTGGCTGCAAGCCAGGTTGTTACTGGTGGAGATACGCCAGGAAAAACACAGCGAGGGGGTAAACGAAATGTTCGGTTAACTGCTTCGCAAGTAGCAATCGCAAAAAAATTGGGCGTACCTCTTGAAGAATACGCAAAATATGTTTAATATAACTAACACAGAGCCAAGCTCTGCACTTGAGGACAAAGTTAATGTCTAAGAAAAAAACTTCCAGAACCCCCCGTTCTGCCAGTACTCGTGAAACTGAAACGCGCAGAAAACCATGGCAACCGCCATCTTTGTTGGAAACACCTGAACCCCCTGCAGGAATGCACTACCGCTGGATAAGAGCGGAAATAATGGGCCAGGCTGATAAACTCAATGTAGGAAAACGATTTCGTGAAGGCTACGTACCCGTAAAACCTGAAGAGATCGAAGCACTAGGTTATGAGTTACCAACAATCGATGAAGGAAAGCATGCAGGTGTAGTTGGTGTAGGTGGTTTGATTCTGGCAAAAATCCCAGAAGAAACTGCTAACGAACGTAGAGCGTATTATACAAAGCAAAGTCAAGACGCGATTAATACAATCGATGCTCAGTTAGAAAGTAACTCAAATCCCATAATGCCTATTCAGGCCCCTAAGCGTAAGAGCACATCCTCTTTCGGAAACCCTGATAATAAACCCGAAATAGACGATTAATCTATTTCGACTCTGTTTGTTTTATTTTTAGGAGATATTAGCTATGGCTAATGTAAATTCACCAAACGGGTTTACCCCCGTTCGTCACCTCACTGGTGGCACAATTCGCACACAAGAGATGCCGATAGTACATACAACTGCGGCTGCGATCTTTACTGGCGATTTGGTAATGATGAGTGCCAGTTTAGGCTACATCAAAGTAGGAACTACCACTTCAGGCTTAGACGCTTGTGGAGTTTTCGCAGGTTGCAGGTTTCGTAATGCAGCAGGCGAGTATGTATTTTCAAAATATTGGCCCGCTGGACAAACCACATTGGGTAATGAAGATGCAATAGGTTATGTATATAATGATCCGAACATCGTGTTTGCTTGCCAAACCACAACCACCGGTGCATTGGCAGAAAACGGTCAGCTTTTTGACCTGACAGCAACTGCCGGTAGTACTAATACTGGGCATTCCAAGCAAGCCATGAACGAAGGCGCAAGTTCGGAAGATCAATTCCGACAGATCGGACTACAGAAAGTAGGGGATAATGCCTGGGGTTCTTACGCCAGAGTAGAAGTGCTGTTCCATGAGCACGTGTACTTACCAGCAGCAGGAGTAGAAGCATAATGGCTATTAACAGAGCGCAATTAGTAAAAGAGTTAGAGCCGGGTCTCAACGCACTGTTCGGTTTAGAGTACGCACGCTATCCTGATCAGACGGTTGACATCTTTGATTTCGAAGGTTCCGATCGAGCATTCGAAGAAGAAGTTATGCAAACTGGGTTCGGCGCAGCCGTAACTAAAGACGAAGGCGGTGGCGTTTCATACGACAGCGCATCTGATGTCTGGACCGCACGGTATCAGCATGAAACCATTGCACTGGCCTTTGCACTCACCGAAGAAGCTATCGAAGATAATCTCTACGAAAAGCTTTCCGCTCGTTATACGAAAGCACTTGCTCGCTCCATGATGCATACCAGGAACGTAAAAGGCGCTGCTGTGTTGAACCATGCATTTGATGGCACACGGTTAGGTGGCGACGGTATCGATCTATGTGGTACTCACACATTGGCGAGTGGCTCTTCTATTGTCAACCAAGTGGCTACTGCTACCGATCTTAACGAGACAGCTCTTGAAAATGCGTACATTGCAATTGCCAAGATAACTGACGAGAAAGGTCTTAAGACTGCGATCAAGCCAAAGAAAGTAATTATCCCACCGGATGTTTGCTTTGTTGCAGAACGAGTTCTCCATTCTCCGCTCCGTGTAGCAACTGCTGATAACGACCTAAATGCTCTTGCAACTAAAGGCGCAATACCTGGTGGATACGTTGTTAACAACTACCTCACCGACGTTGATGCCTGGTTCATTATCACTGACGCGCCAAACGGACTTAAAGGCTTTAACCGCGTTGGAATGAAGACTGGTATGGAAGGCGACTTCGAGACTGGTAACGTTCGCTACAAGGCTCGCGAAAGATATTCTTTCGGGTTCTCTGACTGGCGTGCCTGTTACGGAAGCGAAGGAGCATAATAGCTTACCATTAACTCAAGGGCTTCTTCGGAAGCCCTTTTTAATTTCTCCGAAGTTCTTAGACCTCAGATCAAAGCCCGATCATCTAAGAGCACTTAACCCTCGCGTTGATAATTGACATGAGGGTTTTTTTTCAGTAGTCTTTACTAACCATTAATTAAGAGAAGGTTGATTACCATGGCAGCAAATAGATCACATATGCAAGATTCTCTTGCAACATCACCAAGAGCTGGACAACAGTATGTATATCGTACTGGAGCCGGACTAATTCCATCTGCAGAATTTTCTGTTTATTTCAACGATTTTTACGACATTCCAACTACTAACGCAATCCCTGGTACCACTGCCATTATCGATACTGGTGGTACAATTACTGCCGCATCCACAGATGCAATTAGTTATCATGGCGCATTAGATATCGCATCCGATGGTACTGATGAAGGCGCAGCAATATACTGGCCTAAAAACATACAGTTGGGGCTGGGTAAGAAGTTCTTCATGGAGGTTCGCGTATACACCGAGGATGCAGACGATACTGATGTTCAGTTCGGTCTCACCGACGTAACTGCTAATAGCAACCCCGAAGACCTATGGACTACTGCCGCCGCTAATTTAATTGCGTTTGGTACACTTAATGGCGATGCCACTGTTACTATGCTGTGTGATAAAGGCAATTCAGGTTCTGCTGCTAATCTAGGCACTAAAGATTTATCAGATGCTACTTGGCACGTCTTAGCTATTGAAGTAGGTGGTACTGCCGCCGCAGGCACCATGTGGGTCAAAGGTTACGTAGACGGATACCTTGCAATTACCTGGGATATAGAGACCGAAATCCCTGATGACCTGAATCTTGCTCCCTTTATTGGCGGTCGAACAGGTGACGATGCTGGACATAATGTCTTTTACGATTACGTCCGCTGGTCACTGGAACGGTAGAGGAGAATTGACATGAGTAACTCAATAGAAGGACCACTAGTTAGCGAAGTTCAAGTACGTGGCGCACGCGCCAGTCGAAACAGAGCACCACTTGGTTATGCTGATACTGAATATTACATATTCTTCGACGATTTCCTGGAAACCGTCGTAACAACCGAACGAGGTTGGGTTGTGCTTTCCGATACTGGTACTACTGCAGTTGTAGCTGACGCACCTAATGGTGTTCTTAAAATGACATCG